CGGGCCGGTGCCCTTCGATTTCAATTCATCGATTGCGACAGTCATGCGCTCGATGCCGCGCTCAGCTTTTTCGAAATCGACGCCGGTTGCGGTGGCTGACTGGCCCAACGCTTTTAATTGATTGAGCGTGAAGCCTGTCGTCTCTGCCGCCTCCTTCATCGCCTTTTGTTTTTCGACAAATTTGTCGGTTTTGTCGTTTAGAAATCCAATCGCCAACGTCGCCGCGCCGATACCAGCAGCGACGGTTAATCCCACCGGGCCAAGAGCGCTAAATATTCCACCGATAGGCCCTGCCGATGCAGCGAATCGAGAAACAAAGCCGGAAAATTCCTGCTCGATTTTTGAATTCATCTGCGAGAAACGAGTCTCGATAGCCTTCGTCTGCGTGTCCGCGATCTTAACCGCGTCCTTCATGTCCTTTTCGAACTTGGTCAGTTGCGCGGACAGCGCGACGACGAGCGCGGCAGTATCAGCCATTTAATTCGGCCTCGCCGCACGCAAGTGATCATAGTCGAGCAGCATTTGATCGAACTCCTGATCCGTTGGTGCTTCTAGTTTCTGTTCTGGATTGTTCGCGTAGTTGACGCCATCGATGCACGCCGCCAATTCCCACATCGTCATCTCGTCTAGTTCACGCGGCGAGAATCCGACTGCTGCTCCGAGCCCGTAGATAACGGAGCGCTTGTACCGTCCGTCGTCCCGGAAGATGGAGCGTCCTGCGCCTTCGCTCCCGCTGGTGTTTTTTTTTCTGGATTATCGTCTTGCACGCCGACGAGCGCGGCCATGATGACGGCTTGCGCTGGCAGGACGTTTTCGGCGAACGGGCGATCATCGACATAGCGATTGATAAGCGTCATCGCTCTTTCTGGAATCGCGCCGCCGCCGATAAGTCCGAGCCTGAGGGTTTCCCGTATATCGTTGAAATGCCACTTGCCGTTTGCCAAGCGCGTATAGATTTCGGCAAAGCCGCAGCCGCATTTTTCCTCAAGCTCAAGCACGCATTTCAGTTTCGCAACGTTGAATTTATGCGTGCCGTCTGCCCACTGTAGTTCGATCTCACCACTCGGCATTGCTTTACGCTGCGACGAACGCCAGCGCCCCGTTGTTGACCATCGTTACGTCGATGTTCACTTTCTGACCTCGAACGCCGCTATAGGAGAGCTTCGACAGGATGAACGCGCCCTGTAGATAGCCCAAGCCCAGCGGAGAGGTTGTCGGCGAGACAAGCTGGATACGCGCTTGCCGCTCCGTCGCGCCGAGAAACCAATCCAGCCACGTGTGGAAACTCTCGACGGCCATCACGCCGCTGCCGGTAACTTCGGCAGACAGCGAATTAACGTCTTTCGCTTCCCAAGCGGGCAAGCTTGGATCGGTACAGTCGGGGATGAGCGTCGTGTTCGTCGAGGCATTCAGATCGAAGTTTTTCGTCGTCAGGCCGCACGGCTCCGAGAACACATCGGGCGAGCCGGGGCTATCGCCGCCCGTGCCGATCAGCACGAGCAGTTTAGTACCGGGAATAACAGTAGGTTGCGCCATAGGGGCTTCTCCTTGGTTAGGCCAGTTGAATCAAAAAGCGGAAACTCAACGCACAGTGAGCAGTGATTCCATCTGGGTCTGGAAGATGATTGATAGAACTAATTTCCGCAACGATCACGGCATAGTTCGACACAGCGATATCTTGGTCGTCGAGCGCGGCGACAATCGCCTTGCTCAATTGCTTGGCTTTCGGGACGGTCGGATCGCGCGCCCAGCCGTCGATTTGATAAAAGACTTCCGTCCCGTCGATACATTCGGCCTTGTCGGGCAAGACCTGAACAGGTCCGAGCGATATATACGGAAACGTCGGACCTTCCGGCACCCCGCCATAGACGCGAGCCCCCACTAATGCAGCGACGCCGGGATCGGCCTTTAATTTACTGATCAGCGCTGCGTGCAATTCAAGGGACGGATCAGACATTGCCGCCCCCTTGCGCTGCCGAATATTTCTTTATTTGCAGGGAAATGCGCCGCTTCATGCTGGCGACGATTTTCTTCTTCATCAGCCGGTAGGTCGGAAAGAAAAATGGCTGCGCTCCGTTCTGTTGCGTGCCGAACTCCGCGGCTCGCGAATAATCGAACTCGCGTCCAGATACGCCTTTGCGCGTCGTCGTCGAGCCGCCAGCGATAACGCGGACAATCGTTTCCTTGTTGCCCGGTTTCACGCCCACCGAAGCCTTCAACGCGCCGGGGGTAACGCCAGCCTCGGGCGGGCCTTCATAGATCGGCGCGACCGACGCGATAGCGTCCTTCAATATCCCGGCTTGCCGATTAAGCTCGTTGACCGCGTTCTCGCGTACCGTTTTCTGCATGTCCAAAGTCAAGGCACGGAAGCGCTCGACCGATTTATTGACTGGCATTAGACCGCCACGCCTTTCTCGCAGAGCATTTCCCACCAGAGGCCGTGCTTGTGGTCGCCCTGGTGCGGATCGATCACGGAACGAATGTTGTAAATCTCGCCGCTATCCTCATTTTTGCAGATCCAATCCGTATCGACCGCGTTTGATTCGGTCGACTGCCGAACGGTGATATTGGCGAAGTTTTTCCCGGTTAGACGGCTTGCCAAGATCGACTCGCCGCCAAGCTTCGGCTCGACATTCGCATAAGTGATGAACGTCGCCGTTCCCGGATATGCCCCTTCCATGCCGTAATCGGTATCAGGCGAGCCGGGTGCGCCGGCCGACCCGCGCTGATAGAAACCGATCCTGTAGCGAAGATTACCGGCTGGCATCGGGCTTGCCTTTCGGGCGCTCGACGAGCTCAGCCTTGCCGTCCTTTATCGCCTTGTCGGCCACTTCCTGCTTCACGAGATGCGTCGCCCCCTTGCCATAAGAAATCATCCAGCGAGCGCCCTGCGGTTGCCAGTCATACTTTTCGTTAAAGCGAACCCAAGGCATCACAACACAACGGTTACCGATTGACTGACTACCCAGAAATAAACGGCCACCGCGGCGACGGGAGCCACCAAGCAAATCCAGAACCAGACCGCTTGCGAGACATCACTTTGGTGCCATTTGCAAGCCCGGTAGACCCGCATGTTGCCCAGTAATGCGACCGTTTGTCTGAATTTCATCGCATGATCCTCGGCACCGGGCCATACGGCAGTCCCGGTCCATATCCCAGCAGAGAGAATACCCAAACGACCACCGCTATAACGATTAGCAGCGTCACGATAATCTTGCCCCATTTATAGACATCTGCATCAGGAGGGTATCCAGCAATTTTGAGAACCCAAACAATCACGAACGCAACGAAAATTATGACCGCACAATGCAGCAGCAAATAGAGCAGGCTGACCAAGATCGTTTCCATGTTCTGTCTCCCTTTAGCGGATCATTTTGAAAACCGTTCCGTCGCACAGCTCGTCCTCGGTAAACTGGCAATAGGCAAGGGAGCGCAGCCACGGCATTCTTTCGGGATAAACTGGCGTTTCCACTTGGCTAAGGTCCGTTGAGCCCACCAACGCAGCAGCCGATATCGGCTCGACGAATACCGGACAGCCCATAACAACAGACTCAACCGCAGCAATAGAACCGTGCGCGACGAGGCAGTGAGCATTGGCTAGTTCCTCTCGCAAGGGACGCTTGCTTTCTTTGTCTCGGACGATGATAGGACGCTTCGTGATCGCTTTCAGACGCTCGACCGCTCGTTTGGTCCAATTGGGGTCGCTGAATAGCTTCCAATAATCCGGAAGCGTATCGGCGATCACGATATGCTTGCCACTTCGATTCCATGGGCTCAGTTGATTGCCTACCTCGCAGCGCTCGTCGAGCTTTAGTGCGCGCCAGCGATCATCAGGCACATCGTAAATCTGTCCCATCTGCGGGCGGTTCAGATGCCAGCGGTAATAGCCCATCTGCACGCCCATGCCGACGCCCTTGGGAAGATGCGTGGCGAACACGCGCCGCAGATATCCTCGATCCCAGTAAATCCATTTGCGGCCTGTTTTCGCCCAGTGCGCCAAGACGTAGCGAAACTCGGGGCTGCATCCGACTATGGGAATAATCTCGTCGGGCAGTTTTCCGACCGCTTCGAAATCATTTCGCACCACACGCCCGCCAAGCTTTTCAACATAGGCGCCGATGCGCTCGAAAAGAGCCAGCTTGAATTTCTTGAGCCCGGGCGGGATGAAAAGCGCAACGTCTTTCGGATCGACGCCTACACTTTCCAATACTCTCGTATCCACGGCACCCCCAAATACATCGCAGGCTTGCGCTTGCCGATGAACGAAACGATCCTCGCGTCCTGCGGCAGTATCATTCCGGTCGGTCGCATCGGCCAGCCGGGTTTCTGGAAGCCATAGATGCCCGATTCCGCCCCAGCCCGCCAGCCATCGGCGTTAGGCAGCTTGTGCCATATCCAGCCCTGATCGTCGGGAAATTCATGAAAAGGCACAGCTTTGGCCTTTTCGAGCGAGAAATCGTCCCAGACCTCGTGATGGTGCCCAGCGTGAAGAAGCATGACGCTGGCGTTAAACGGGTTTGGATTGACGGCATTAACGCCCTGCAAAATCTTGAAGCTCGATGTCGTTACAAGCAGATCGTCAATCGGCTTAAGCACCATCAAATCGAGGTCGAGCGACAGGATCGGCCCTTTATGGAAGCCGTTTCTCACTTGCCATTGCCGGTCGAACATGCGCAGCCGGCAAAAGCATGATCGATCGATCAGATTTTTGTCCTCGATCTCTCGCGTCTCTACGCCGGAAATAGAATAAGGAAGGTCAGAAAAAAGATAGAAGCGATGCCGAGCACGAAGGTTTTTTTGCACTGCATTGGCAAGCCTCTGCACATCGCGGGGATTATATTTGCTGCCCCACATCCATGAGATGACATTCACGCCGTCCATAGGACACCGATACCGTTGTCCCTGCCGCCGTCTTTGTTCAATCCGCCCCGGATGATTTCTTTGTGGCGATAATCTTTTTTGATCTCGTCCCAGACTTCGCGGACTTCGATTGGTTTCTTATGCGCCGGTAGCCCGCCCGGTCTATGGAAATTGATGTCGTGGAACGCAACGAGCCTGCAAATTTTGCCATAGTTCGCCCAGTCCTTTCGCACATATTCTTGCGTGTGGTTAGCGTCGATAAAACAGGCATCGAACGGGCCAAGCTTATAAACATCCTCGATCACTTCCGGATCGGTACTGTCGCCAATAATCAGGCTGGCATGATAGCCGCGCTTGCGTAGCGCTTCGACACATTCGCGCAAATGCGGCTCGGTATCCTTGAAGCTTTTATCGCCTTGCGGGAGATCGACAGCGACGATGGTTGAACCGGCTGGCATTTTGTTTGCGATGATCCAGAGCGAGCCGCCGAACTTGCAGCCGATTTCCAGATAAGACTTCGCGCCTTCGGATCGCATCAGCGTCGCGAGCTCAAGTATCTCGGAGCGATCCTGCAACATATATGTTTCGCATTTCATTGGAGCTTCGCCATTGCTGCTTCGAAAACTTCGTCAACCGATATCCGATTCATTGCTTCCATACAGTGCGAACATGGCTGGATGCTCCCGCATGCTTTTGCACCGCCAGTAAAATTTGCATTGCCAGCATATCCGACCACCAGCGGCGGTATAAAGCCGCCTATGAGCACGACAGCATCAACTCCGACCGCAGCCGACGCATGGTGCATCCCTCCCTCTGGACCGATGTAAAGTTTTGCTAGTGATAACGCGCCGATCACGTCGCGAAAGTTTTTAAGCTCCATCGTCGTCACTGGCAATCTGCGGCGTGAATTCTTATGAATGAATTGAACGACGTTAACCCCAGCCATCCTTAATCGCTGGCATAGCTGGCTGAACTTTTCGAATCCCCAATCCTTGTTAGGCGCGACAGTCTTTTGCCAGGGGACGTTTGGCTCGATCACGACGAAATAGTTGTAGCTTTTTTTCAATTCGTCGATCTTCAAGCGCTCCCATTTATCGAAAAAGAACTCACCGGGCTTCGCTCGAAAATCATAATTCCAAATCCACTTCGTTTTATCGAAGCTCTGCACGTTATAAAGACGAGCGCCTTTATAGTGCGGTATCCAGACGAGATTGCTTTGATGCGCCATGCTGGGGTGCGCGATGTTCGGATTGTTTCTAAACATTTCTTCCGACCAAGGGCCCCAAACGATTTTCTTGCCATCGCCAAACGCAGCGAGCTTGCCTTTATCGCGTAGTCCGCGGGCAAGGCCCGTCGCCATTATTTCGTCGCCGTATCCCATGGTGGATCGTCCGGTATCAGTTTGTGGCGTATATCGCCATCGTGGATTTCGTATCCGGATTTTTCAAGCTCAGCGCCGACGCAGTACCCGTTCTTGCATAGATTCACGCAACGACATTTTTCGTAAATGCATTTCACTTTACCCACCCCATACAGTGGTCGCCATTCATTTCGAATAGCTGTCGAGCGCCCCAAGCTTCCAGCATCTCCTTCGCATCGTGGCGTTCCCTACCATAAACGGATTTGTGCTTGCGCGTCTTATCGCCCTTTTGCTCGATTACGATAATAGGCTTGTGCAGCCTGATTGTTTTCTCGCCACCCTCAACAACGAAGTATTCGTAATTCTCGACATCGATCTTCAAGAAATCGACAGCGTGAAATTCGAAGCTGTCGAGCGTCCGCATTTCTATACCTTGGCCGCCCTCATCGATCTGCGTGCTGCCAGTGCTACCGGGTAATATTTTTAATCCGACCGATCCAGTCCGGTGCCCTAGCGCAATTTCGCGGACCTCATAATTAGATATCCCCAGCATGTTCGCGTGCAGACATTCGATATGCTCGGCGACTGGCTCGAAACCGATCACTGTTTCAAACCACTTCGCTAAATGCATCGCCCACAGACCAACGTGCATCCCGACATCGATAGCGCAGCGCCTTTGCTTTACATATCGCATCGCGCCTGCAAGCTTGTGGTATTGGTAAGTCGCCCTGCCATCTATCTGCGGGCCGAATACGGTTTGCAAATGCATCTCCGAATCCGGAAACCAAATCCCTTGGACGCACTTCACAGCGTTCCTCGAGGATCGATGCGCGCCCATATAGCGGCTGGCTGCGCAACAGTCTCGGTATATTCCCGCAACATGATCTCGCAAATTTCCGAATAGTGGACTTCGCGAAAGCCCTCTCGCAGAACCATTGGTGAGAACTCGTCGCGTTCCTCGCGCGATCCTCGCCAAACGAAATATTTTTCCGTCCTATTGACGAGATATTGCACAAGCTCAAAAAGCCTGTCGGATGGCATGACGCGCGACAGCTTATGATAGACCGCCAGCATTAGCGTGATGTCGTAGCGCTGCTCGCCGAACGCTTTAGTAATCGCAGCGCCGCCGCCAGTCAGATCGACAACCTCAAATTTATATTGAGCATGGCGATAGTCGGCGAAAAGTTCGTTTGCGTGCCGGATTGTTTCGGCAGAATTATCGCACCCATGAAGTATAGAAGCACCGTGGTGCATAAGATCAAAGCAGACATGACCGCGATTGCATCCCACATCGAATACAGACGCTCCCGCAGCCCGAGGTAAAAGATCGCCAAGACCATCAAGGCGAAAGCCGCTGTGAGAAATAATCCGACGCTGTACACCTTTGTCCGTCCAGCTATAGGGGTCGCGCGCCATTATGGCGTCTCGCTATCGCGTAGATTTTCGCAGAGCGCTTGCAGCGCCCATTCGATCTCGTCAATTTTTCTTCGGAGATCAAGTTTGAGGGTATCGAAGTCACCAGCGTCAACAGGCATTGCGCGATGCCGGGTAACGCCTTCCAAGATTTCCTGAAACGAGATCATCGGTCTTGCTTTCTTATATTCTGCCGTTGAACGTCCTGCACGCTGTCGAGCTTATTCGTTATGGCTTCAAGCTGCTTCGAAACGTTATCCACTTGAACTTTCATTGCCGCACTGGCGATACCAAACTGATTAAACGAAGCGATGAATTGCTCGCGCACCCTTTCGGCTTTCTCCTGATCGTTTTTATTTGTTTTTGCCCAGTCGTCGTAATTACGTTGCAGCGTTGAATTGAAGCTGTCGAATTTCTTTCCGATCTCGACGAAATTGCTTTCGTGCCGGTCGAGCTTGTCCTTAGTGGTGAAATAAAACGCTATCAATATGCCGATAAAGGCCAGCCCTGCTGCGCCGAACGAACGAACCCATGCCGCCCAATCGACGTGCGATTCCTTTTTACGCGGCACGTTGCCCTCCCCTTACCGCATCATAGTTGCCGAAGTTCGATGCCAGCGCTTCGTATTTCTCGGCGGTATAGCCCGCCGCTTGCGCTTCTTCCCAAAGCTGATCGACGAGCGGCTGAACGTCCTTACGCGCGTGCGGCAGCGGTTGTTCTGCCTTAAGCGTCCATTGGTTCCAGTGGCGCTTGCCCTTGGCTTTTAATCGCGGCAGCGCCCACTTCAAATGCGGCTGCGTCTCGACCTTCGTAAAATGGATGATCTTGATATCGGGGTGCGCCAGCGTCGGATAGTTTTCGCCATCGAGGCAATTCCAGTTGCCGGTAAAGTTCGCTGCGGCGCCACCTATAGTCCGCCTGACATTTCGATACATGCCCTCAGTGCGCCGCAGCGTTTCGAAAGCGGGGATATACTTTTTGGCCGCCGCGCAATCGTAGAGGATCACGCAGGAATGTTTGTCGTCTTTCATCAGCAGACATTTGCCGGGAGGGATTTGCTGATTCCAGAGATCGAAGATATCGGCCATGAAAACTTTATCGACATCGGTATAGATCGCGCGGCCTTCAAAGCCACAGACGTGAGGGATGGCCCACCGAAAGGCGCTGAAGGGCGTCGCCCATCCTTTGGTGTTCCATCCCTCTTGTCTCGCAGGGTTTGAATACCACGGCGAGGAAACGTCTTTCGAAAGCATCATCCAAGTCAGTTCGATATCGTTGGTTGGATGATGTTTTCGCAGCGTGTATTCGAGCAGCGCTTGCGCTTCGGCATCTTCACCATTCGCAGAGCAGCCGACGAATAATTTGATCATAGTCCCCACCTTGCCAGTGTCGCCGCGACCTCGATCCGAGGAAATCGGCCGACTGTTGAAAACATCGACGTATTGATCACTTCGATTCCTAGTTCGTGCAGTTTCGGCGCGGCATTTTCCAGCCAAGTTTTCCAGCCAACGAAAGTGCTGTTATCCGGGTTAGTTAATTCGATTGGATGGCTACCGTGCCAGTGGACTTTGTTATTGATTATGCAGCCATCGAACCCGAGCAAGGCGATTCCCGCAACCCCTATTTGCGCTAGCCAGTTTACGACCTGAAATCCAGAGCCTTGCCCGCTGCCAATAACGCCCCATTCGTCCATCAGGAAGTATTTTATCGGTTGCCCTGGCGTCGCGTCCCGCAGCCGCAGCCGCTTGATCTCGGGATGCTCGCGCACGATTAAGGCGTCCTGCGTAACCTTCAAACCTTTGAAATCTTTCACAAGATTCCAGCGCAGCTTCCACCACTTGTAATCGCACGAATAGAGCGCGTCCGCCCAAGGGGCGAGCTGATAGCTTTCGTTGACGACGACGACGCGCACGCGGCCTTTCAGGCTATCGACATCGCTGCGCTTGACGGACGCCCCGCCGCCGATCACCGCGACGTATTGCCCCGCCCAGTCTGGATACCAATCTGGCCGCTCACCCTTCACGCCATGCTCTTGTCAATCTTGTGCCGCCGCAGCAGCATGTCCGCGCCGAACGGCAGCGTATTGATAATGCCCTCTACGTTTTCCTCGCGGCGTTCGAACATATTTCCGACGAGCAGCAATAGCCCTGCTTTGATATTGAAAGGAATATTTGCCGTCAGATCGGGCGGCGATGAACTATCTGGGCTATAGCCAGCGACGAACTCGACGCGAACGGCATTAACCGCATCGAGCGGCGTCGGCCAGCTAACGCCCGAAACGGGGACAACCCAACCCGGCTCGCTCGCGGTATCGACATAATAATCGGTGGAGGCGACTGTCTGCTCGACGCCAGCGCCATCATCGTATTTGACGCTGTTGACGCTTTGCAGCGGCGGCAGAGGAATACGGATTTCCCCGGAGGGAAATTCGTCGATAGTCAGCAGCCACGTTTGCGTGACGATTGCGCGACCAAGAAATCCCCACTCGCCGTCGATAAAGTCGGTGGCGGCTTTCAGATAGATCGTGATCAGATCGTCTTGGTCTGTCGTAGTAACGCGCAGATGCTTTTTCACTTCCGCCAGCGTCAAAGGCGTAACGGTCGGCGCGACGAGTCGTTGCAGTGCCATTAGCTTTCGTCCTTGTACCGGCGTGGCATCGAAGATCCTTGCCGCGAAGCATCGCTAATATTTGCGCGTCCCGAATCGGCTGCATTATGCCGCTCTGGCTGCATAGTCCACAACGGACCTTTAATCGTCGGTCGTCGCGGCGTCGGCGGGATAACCGCGGGCACGATACTGGGCGGCGAGCGCAGGAACGAGCGCAAGTCATTCGGATATTCGTAGCCAATCGGCGGCGGGAATACCGCAGTTTTTGGCGGCATCGCTTCCGGCCGACGAGCGAGGAACGGCGCAAGGAAGTAGCCGTATCCGCCGGCCAACCGCTGAGCGGCAAACGGCAGAGGCCAGTCGTCCTGATTAACGGGCAACGGCGGCGTATGCAGCGCTGTCGTCTGCTGATCGAACCACGTTGGCAATTGCGAGACACGGCGCGGGAACGCGAGCAGATCAAAATTGTTGACGGGCCTGATTTCTGCCGTGGTCTGCGGACGCGAGACCCAAGTAAGGACTTCACGCCGCGCTTGCACGGGAACGGGCCAATCATATTGATTGACGGGACGAGCTCCCGCAGCGGAAGCCTGAATGACGATATTGCTCTGCTGCACCGCCTGCATGAATACTTGCGGGCGGATCGGTATCGAGCCGTCGAAATTATTAACCGGCTTAGGTTGAACCTGTTGCGCGAAGTTCGGCGATTGCGTCCAAGTAATCGCCTCTGGCGTCCTGCGAATAGGCAGCGGCCAATCATCCTGATTAACCGGCATCTGCTCGGGCGCGCCGAATTGCGGTGAGCGCGTATAGGTGATCGCATCGGGCGTGCGCCGGATCGGGAGCGGCCAGTCGTCTTGGTTGACTGGCATCCTGTCGGGCGCGCGTGGTGCGAATGTATATCCAACCGCGTCGCGTACACGAATGATCGGCAACGGCCAGTCGTATTGATTAACTGGTTTACGATCAGGCGAGCGCGGCGCAAATGTATATCCAACGGTTTCTCTCGTGCGCAGCAGCGGTAGCGGCCAGTCATATTGATTAACTGGCTTCTGTGCCGCTGGCGTGCGAAGCGCAACCGCAAAGGGTGCGAGATCGTAGGTGAAATAGGGCTGCGTCCACCGCAGCGAATAGTACGGCGCGCGGAATACATATTCGATTTGTATGCCGGCGTTAACCCATGAACGAAGGCTAAGCGGATAATCAATACGAACCGGCAGAGGCCAGTCGTATTGATTTCTCGGCAGCGTAACCGCAGCGACCGCCTTAAGCTGCGCATTGAAGTGGACGACGATATCGATTGCGCGTTGCGGTTCTTGCGTTCCCCATTCGACAACGCGGGATGGAATATAAGTAACCGGCGTCGAAACGTTCGGCGACTGAATCCATGTCTTGACTTCATCAGCACGGCGGATCGGCAGCGACCAATCGGATTGATTGACAGGCTTCGCGCTGACAACTTGCGAAGGCTGCGGCGCTTGCGTCCAAGTTCGCACCGGCTGCGCCATGCGGATTGGCAGCGGCCAATCGAGAACCGAGACAGGTTTCAATCCAGTGGCGGTCCTCGGCCCTTGCAACCAAGTCTGGATAACGCGAGCCGGTTGGACCGGCAGCGGCCAATCGCTGACGACAATTGGCCTTTGCTGCCCTGACGGATGCGGCGCTCGCGTAAGCGTAAATTCGCCACGCGGGCGGGCCACAGGCAGCGGCCAGTCGAATTGATTTGCCGGTCTGCCACTAACTTGCGCTGTCAGCAGCGCGACGTTAAACGGCTGTTGCCAGGGCTGCGCGAAATCAACAGGCGCTGGCGTTCCCCAATCAGAAACACCGCCCGGCATATAGCCCGCCGCATCACGCGCAATCGTTGCGAATGGTGGCGACGGCTCCGGTTGCCAGACATTGCCGCGAGGAATGGGCCAGTCATATTGATTGACTGGCTTGAACGTAACGGACGTTATTTGCGGCGCTGTCGCCCATGTCCTTAGCTGGGCTGGATAGACCGTAGCGGCGGGCAAATCCCAGACAGCTTGCGTCGGCGGTTTTACGTCAGGCGCTCGCGGCGCTCTCGTAAACATCCGCAAGTCAATCGGGTAATCGCGACCGATAGGCAGCGTCCAGATTGTCTGGACGGGCTTATTGACAACCGCAGGCGTGAGCAACGCCGGATTGATCGCAATATAGGTTTGCGCCTTGCGCGTATCCTCCCACATGCCCCATTCGACGACGCGCGAGGGCATATAGTTGGGCGGAAGAAGCGGAAGAAAATCAACCGTCCACGTTCGCAGACTGATCGGAAATTCTCGCGCAATCGGCAGCGGCCAATCAAATTGGTTGGCCGGCCGTAGCAGCGCGCCTCTTAACCCTGTGCTGGCCTGTAGCCACGTGCGCAGGTCCATCAAGACCGGCGCGGGATAAGAGGTCGCTGGCGGCTTTTCCGTTAAACGGCTATTCCATTCATGCGCAGGACCGGAAAGAGATTCCGAGAAAACGACAATCGCCATCGCGCCGTCTTCAAGGTTTGTGCTTCCTGTGCAGACGCAGTTCGCCGTTCCGGAAGTCGTCTTTGTCGCGACCGTGTGACAAAAGTTAGTAACGTCGTCTTCCAAATCTTCGGTGAAGGAAGTCCACGTTTTTGACGCGGTGCTATTTGTCGCGCAACCAGCGCAGGCAAGCCCGAGGCCGTTGGTCGGAATCGTAACCGACGCCGTTAGCGGCGCGGTCGCGTCCATATCGGTCGATGTATTCGACGCCGTTGACGCAACAGTGAAGCTCGCACCGAGAACGCGATAGACTGAAATCTTCGAGGTATTGACCGCGGGATTACCGTCGAACGTTACTTTGATGGTTGCAGTCGTCCCGATAGGAACATGCAACACTGCCCATGCCGCGCCGACAGTAGTAGAAAAACGCACGTTGACAGGAATCTTCGCGACGGCGTCGCCGCCGCCGGAATCAATCGTCACGCCCAAAAGATTTAGGTTTGCCTCCCAGGTAATCGGGATGGCAATAACGCGATCAGCAGCAGCTACGCCAGTAGAAACACCGGAATAGGTAACAACGTTCGCAGTACCAGCAGCACTTGCCGGATCGGCTGTTCTGGTAACAGACGCAGCCATTGTTTATTTTCCATGCTTGATGGCGAACCGGCTCGCCCTGAACGAGCATTCCGCAATGCCAGTTTTATAAGGCGCCGGCTGATTGACGATCTCGCGTAGTCGCACGCATTTGCCCGAGCCGCCAGCAGGATCGTTGATGATTTCGCGGATGGTGTAAGTCCCATTCATCACAGGAATCGTCTCGTTGTAGAGACGCTCGATGTTGAGCGTATCGACGCAGATAACTTTCGTTCCAACCCTCAGGGGAGATGACATGTTATGCACCCATCAGCGTCCGAATAACTGATCTCGTCGAACGACCACAAGCAAGCTTGCCCGAGCAGAACTTGATTGCCGCCACCGCTGATGCAAGTCACGTCGCCGTCCGCATCGACGATGCAGTTTGAATCCGCGTCGAGAATATTGTTGTTATCGGCGTCGAGAATTTGCAGGGGCATTTACATGATGATCCAGTTGGTGCCGTCGCAGTAGACCATGACCTTATTCGCACCGCCACCCGCCGCCGTAGCGCCGCGCGTCGATGAATTGCAGTCAGTGATATAGGTTTGTTGTCCAGCCCATTGTCCAGCGGCTGTCGGCAAATCGGCATAGACGAGCTTGGTGTAGGCGATATCTGGTGGCGTATAGGAGCGCCATTGCCCGATCTTGTCGCCGACGAATTTCATAACGCCGCTATTATCGGCAATGACGCCGCGGCCAAAAAACTGACCGGTTGGATCGGCTTGCGAGAACGAAATTGTTGCATCGCCCGTTCCGCTCGTCTTGGTCAGCGTGCCACCTGACAGCACAGGTGGTTGAGCATTCAAAGCAGTTGTCGTCGTCTTAAGTGTCGTGCCGCCAGCGATGGTTGCCCATACGGTAAACGTATAGGTGCCGTCAGTATAAGTTGCGCCGACCGTCGCGTTTGCTGCCGATACGGTGAACCACCAATCTGCGCCGGCCTGAATATTCGTGCGCCCGGCCATAACACGTTCAACGTAAACGGGTGCACCATTGCCAGTGTCGTTGGTGATCCAGCTATAATTCAATCCGCTCAATCCAAAATAGGAATTGCGAACACAACCACCATGCCAGGAATTGATATTTCCGGCCAAGCTATAGCAGTCGATAATTTCATAGGACGACTGGCAATAAGCCAGAGTCCCTTGGCTTGGTCCAAGATGCAAGGCACCGATCAGGCAGATGCTCTGGAAATTGGAATAGATGACGTTCTGACTTTCAGAACGGCAGGAGATCATTGTAACGGTATCGCCTGCAGAATTAGCGACAAGAACGTCCCATGTACCGTTGTTCTGTGATTGGAATCCTGTCCCCATGATGACTGGTATCGAGCCATAGGGCACATAGATTCCGTTGCCGTTAAAGGTCTGCAAGTTGCCGCCGACAACGGTCTGCTGGAGACAGTTATAGTTATTGTTTCGACCGTTGACGATGCAGGTATTGTTCCAAAGGAAATGACAATTCTCGATCATGTTCTCCGACATCTGCGACCCATTGGTGGGGCCAATGTCGAGACCGTAATAAGCGGTGGTGAACGAGCAATTATCCAGTTTGTTGCCCTGACTGCCGACGAACGGGGCAGTGCTGAGCAAGCCACCACGCATGTCGAGCAGCAATCCCCAACTCCCGTAGGACGGATAAGCCTGTGTGCCGCCAGTGCTGGCAAAGCCTAGATCACGGAACGTCGAATAATATGCACCGTCTGTGGCGAACGCGATGCCAGCAGAAGATCGGATGACGCTTCCATATTTGCTCGCGCCGAAGATCAAACCGCCAGTCATACCCGTAACGGTCAGAGCCGGGGTAAAGCCGGTTCCGCCGCTGGTGAACGCTGAATAAGAAATGCTTTCATCGGCAGTAGCCCGAGCACTAAAGGTGATGGTTGCGTCACCGCTGCCACTTTGTTTTGTTAGCGTCGTGCCGCTAGTAGTCGCGCCCGCTGTGGCTGTCGTCACTAATGTGGTGCCGCCGACGATAGTAGCGGTGACCGTATAGTCCACACCATTGTTTCTATATACCGCGCCAGCAGTCGCGTTAGCCGCAGTCACCGTGAACGTATAAGTCACCGTGCCAGTGCGTGTCAGCGTCCCTGTCGTTGCGGGAGCGTTACCAGCCAGCCCACTAAATCTTGTCAATCGACAAGATGTGCCGCCAACAACAGTAGAGGCGACGTTAAAGGTCGTGCCGTTGGTGGTGTAATTCTCCCCCTGAACAACATCGATACCTGTCCCGGTAAAAACATAACTTAGCGAATTGATGTAATATTGCTCTTGCGTAGTGAACGTTTTGTTGCCGGTGTTGACCGAGGCTATATAACGCAGCCCGTTCGCGTAGCCATCATTGTCAATGCCATCGACAAAGATTTGCTTGCCGACAACCAAATCAGTAACGACCTCTGCGCAAGTGTACGTTAGATGGCCGTATGTCGAGCCGCCGACACCATCGGATATGACGTTGGTTATTGTCTTATTGGTTGCTCGCGGACTGACTGCATAAGTCCCGTTCGGAAAGAAAACCGCTTTGTTGAGATTACCACTGAGATAATTGGGTGCCGTTGATGGGCCAAAAGCAGCATCGAGCGCGGCTTGAATGGCGACAGTATCATCAACCAATCCGCTGCCGACAGCACCGTAGTTTTTTACGTTCACGATGTCAGTCATCGTCGCGAACTGTCCGAGCGTCTTGTGCGGCGACCCGGTGCTGAGTTGCGGAATCAGCGTGGCGTTCTCAAGAGATTTCGTCACCATGTCGTCATGTATCCCAATATGAGAAGCCGGTGGGCGGAGCGAAGCGGCAAGAGGTTGCTGCTGTTCTCAGATGGCAGCTATTGTCGCCGTTATTGAGAAGTTGCGTGGCGATGTACCACGTGCCGGATGGCGACCACGAGAACACCGGATTGTTGCCGGTTGACGGATTGGAGGTGCCCCACGTGGGGTTAGTGACACCACCACCATTATAACCATTAATCCAATAGCCATACCAAGCCTTGCCGTTGGTAAAGTCAGCGGCAAAACAGAGCACGTCAGATAAGCCTATGGTGGTGTCGCCAGCAGGTTCGTTGCCGACCGTGTATGTGATACTTGCACCGACGTCTCCGTTGCCAACGCCTGTGCCAAACTCACTACGGATAACGGCATGTAAGGCAGCGGTCATGAACGAGTTTTGGTTGCCGTCATCTACACTAAGTCCAAAGCAAGCCTTGTCGGGTTCGACGGCCCGCAGGCGAAAATGAATCTCCCAATAATATTTGCCAGATGTTTTTGTCGTCGAACTGAGCGCCTGATTCCATGTGGTACCACCGCTGCTTTGGGAGCGTACCTGCCAATTGCTATTGCTGAGAATGAGCGACGAGCCTGTCTTTGCAGGGTCCCATGTCGTCGTCTGCGTCTCTGGAAAATTTCCCCAAAATAGTTTTCGATTAAGAAAAACCGCGTCGTGTACGTCGAAAGAATTCCGCTGTCCGCCGTTGCTGAAAGAAAACTCTTTCAGAAACATATTCATGCCATTGACGTCCCACCCGATGCGAATTGGATTGCCAGTCGTGGAAGCGCCTTGGCTGAATGGATAATCAACAACAGCATCTCCCTTGATGCCGGACGAGCCGCTGTTAATTAGCTGACTGCTGTAGTGCCACCGGTTAGTAGTATTTCCGCCGGTGCGATTGCCAGCAATGTTGTTGCCCCAGGTTTCGACGCCGCCTCCGTCCCACGCAATATAGAATTGCCCGCTGATGCCCTGTATCTGTCCGCCCGATGTCAGACCAATCTCGTGCGCGAACGTGGTTACCGTCCATGGCTCGCTGGGACCATAGTTCGGTCCATCGTAATAGTTGCCAGCGCTGAATACCGCTTCCGGCCCGCGCGATCCGCCGATGCTGCTCAAGTTCAGTTTCGCCATGTTGGCGACTGTCGATTGAGTCAGATTAGGATTGCCGCTCCCGGACCCTTCATACCAAGTCTTGATATACATTGAGCCGGTGCCGCCCCAACCGGACAGCACGGAAGTTTTTAACGTTCCATCCGCTTGAACGGGAATATCGAGCGCGTTACTGCCGCCGCTATCAACGATCTGGATTGCGTTGACGCCAGCCGCAGCCTTCGCCGCGCTGAAGGCGGATAAGCCGTACCATGCAAACGGCACTTGCATCCCAACGTCGCCGGGGCCGGCATAGCTCGACGGTATCAGCAATGGTCCCTGCGAGACGAACGTCAGCGGCATCGTGCCTCCGAAAACTTTTTCATGGCATGTTTTTCCACCAAGCTTTGCAGTTTAGGTAGATGCCGGTAAACGAAGCGCTGCGGTCGCCGCTCGCTGACCAAATCTCTCCGATGTAACCCTCGAACGGCTGCGCGCCGATGATGTTGATGTGATCGCCGATCAAGAAGCTGTCAGCAGATGTCACCGAACCCATATCAAGGCCACCGGTGCTGTAGTCGATACCGTTGATATTTATCTTTGAAGCAGTCCCGTTCATGAGAACCTGGACGCAGTGAAAGTGGTTTATCGTGAAGACGCCGGTCGCAACGGTTAGATTGTTTCCACCGGCCTGCGCCGAGTACCAGAAAAAACTTCCATCCGATGTTATGGCAAAATAATTATTGTTGTTTTGATTGACCACCATCATGCTTGCGGGTGGAAGATCAGTCGGAGCCCAGACAAATCCAAAAACGAGCGGCGCGAATCCACCTCCGAAAAGTGGACCGGTAGAAGGTGCTATATTGCTCTCGAAGCCATGACGGAAAAATTGCAGCGCAGCCGGGGAGCCTCCCAGCGAAGATGGATAAGTCAGTACCGGACGCTCGCGCGTTCCGCCCGAATTAAAAGTATCCATGTCGAGGAATGAACCGACCGTACTGTACCAGTGCAGCATCGTGGCGTCGTCCGGTGCAGCAATTCCGAACGTCGCCGGATCGAGCGTCCCGTCTGCTCTAAAACTGGCATTGGCGAGATTGCTGCTGCCATCAATAAACTGCCCAAACGCACCACCACCAGTAGCAATAGCCGTCGTCGCGGCGCGAACGCCCCAATGGTAGTCGAGCGGAATTTGATCGCCGACAAATCCGGGAGGCGCGGCAGGGCCAACCGGAAGCAGCCTTGGACCGCGCCCGGTAAACGTCAGCGGCATCGCTGCTCCCAAGCCTCGATCAGATTATCGAGGCTGTCTTTTTTCCAGATTATTCGCTGCGCTTCGTTGAACCACGGAAACTGCTGGCCCACTTCGATGCCCATGCACTCGGGCCAGAACTCGGGCCAGCCGGGGCGATAGCGCTGGTGATGCCCTTCGTCCACTTCGATGAAGGTTATAAACGGCGTGTCGAGATGATAGTTGATCGTCATCGGGCCATTCGACACGAACAGATTGCATTTCGCCTGCGTGTAGAGCGCGGTGCGGATATGCAGATCGACCGACGCGGCCGGGTGCGTTGAGAAATAGTCAAACTCATCATTGGCGAAACGGGTATCGCGCAGAAAGATAACCTCTTCGCCGTGATCCTCGAGGTATTTGGCGAAAGCCAGCCACGCGGTGAGATCGCTATTCCGCCAGGGCGAGTGTGTCGCTTCGCGCAGCGTAATCGTTACCGGCGCTTTTAATCCTCGCAGATCGTCTTGGACGAGCTCCATCGCTTTCTGCGACGGTTTGAACTTGGGTATTTTCTCGCCGTTGTGGATCGCTTCGACAACGTCTTTGTAGAAAACAGAAAACTTGTATTCACCGCCGAAGATTTTATTTGTCTCGCCGCCAATCATGCTGACCATCGGACCGGCGACGTTATGCAGCATTTCGAAATGATAAGCGGGCATCGTCTGCGCATCCCTATGGCGAAAGAATGCGAGCTTCAATGGATCTTCGATGCCAGAGCGCACCCGGCGCATTTCCGCATTGATCAGCCACGGCAGAAAGTCATAGCCGAGGATACCCGAGGAAACGTTGTAGCAGACTTGGTTCGCTGCGATGGATGGATCGTATGGCGGGAGACGCTTCGTGATCTCGTCGTCAATGCGCTGCTTGAGGCTATCGATGGCGCTATGAATGGCCGATTGCATGACAATCGAACCGCACACATCGGCATAAATAATATTCGGCTGTTCGCAGGCAGCGAGGGCGAGATGAGTTATCCCGCCCTCCTTTGCCTTTGCCAGCCACAGCTCAAGCAGGGCAACACATTCAGCATTGCCCCACTCTTTTTCCAGCGGGGCTTTTACGTCCATGCTGCACCCTGTTTAGTACGGCTCGTAAATGCAGTGTCCATCGCCAGCGCATGACACGCCGCCATGCGAGGATGAGTTGAAGA